CCCTCATGTGATTCACGCTCTGAGTGACCAGAGTAAACGGTAATAGATTTGTCAAACTCAATTGAGTCAGCCTTTGCATAATACTTTCCAGCAAACCATGGCGATCTTTCGATCTTTGATTTAAAACCTTTAAAGAAAACATTCTTTGCTTGTTGAGCGTTAATAGCCACATTGATTAGGTCGATAGCATCTCCAGAGGGCTTACCAAAATACTTTGCTGGGTCTTTTAAACATAATAGTTTATATACGATGTATGAGCATGCTACGGTTGATGTAAAGTCTTTTCCAGATCCCTTCCCAAGTTGCAGGATGATTTCATTCTTTGTGTACTTGTTGTAGTACTGAGTGCCCTTTTCTTCACCCATCATATTAATCAAATCTTCTTTACGATAGATCTGGCTCATTGCCTCAACAATATCGTACTGAATATCAGATAATGGTGGTTGTCCAAGGTACGCTTCACCCTCAACAAATGTTCTTGCGTCTACTGGCATCTCTTGAAAGTGATCATCCTGTAGTGCTTCAAGAAACTCATTGAACATCGTGGACAACTGTAATCACCTCATTGTCTTTTGCAAATGCAGAAAGCCTACGCATAATCTCATCACGAACCTGTGGATACTCTGACGCAATGTCTTTTAGGATAAGAACAAGAATCTCTTGACGCTTCTCAATTTCCATCATCTCTTCAGCAAGTTCTTTATTCTCAAGTAGTCCAGCCTTTTGAAGCATGTCAATACGCTTAGACTCAATGTCCATCACAAGTTTGATTGCTGCAGTTTTAGCACTAAGATTATTTGTCATTGATGCCTCATCAATAACTTCGTATGTGCGAGAAACCAACTTGCTGTAGTGAGTATCTGCTGCTGCTAATGCTTCTTTAGCACGAGCACGGATAGCATCATTTGCAGATGCCATAACCTTCCATTCATTAATAAGTGTTACAACTTTTTGTCTTGGTATAGAAAGTTGCTTAGAAATAACTGTTGGATCATTACCTTTTAGGTATTCTTCTACTACTAGGTTGACTTGGTCAAGATGCTTAACGAGATCGTCTTCAGTTGACATACTTGCCTTCTAGTCTATTTATTTCATCTTTAATATAAAAGATTGCTTTCTCTAAATCTTGTATGGTCTTTGCCTCATCCTTAAGTCCTGCTCTCCAAAGATATTTAAAAGCATTACCAATATTAAAATTACGATGACGAGTTATCTCAATACACTCAATACCAGATGGGTCTGATGTGTAGTGCAGTGGATTATTTACTTGGTCAACTGTTATGTTTAGATTGTCACTCATAAGATTCCTCTTCGTCAGACTCCCAATCAAATGTTTCTGGAATACCCTTTAACGCAGCAAACGCAAACGCAAAACCAACGCTACCTGCAACGGCAAGTGCTATCAATGCTTTTTCAAATTTATTCATCGTTTTGATTTCCTTAGTCCAAACTTAGCAAGGTAAACATAGACAGTCTCTAGAGAACATCCACATTCCTTTGCAATCTCTTCTGGAGTCTTCTTATCCATAAGATATCTCTTACGCATAAAGACTTCTGATGTATATAGTTTAGCAGCCATGATGTTATTTGTCAACTCCAATTGCTTTCCCCCAATTTTTTAGTGCCCAGTGCCCAATCCCGCAAGCATCTGCTACATCGTTATCAGTAATTGATCTATCATAAATAGTATTAATAAACTTAATAGTTCTCTCCTTACGAATATTTCTTTCATAAGACTTGTACCAAGAAACAGATTTTCCTGGATGCTGAGAACGAATAAACAGTTGCTCATCCTTTGATATTTTTTTATTACCAATATAATTTTGCCAAGTAATAGGAGAAACCTTTCCTATAATCTTGGTTCCAGTTTGTCCTGCTGATCCAAGGATTGCCCCCTGTACCAATGCAAGATCTGCAGCAGTCTTAGGGCTATTCATAAATACAGTGTGCTCAATAATTATTGCTTCAAACCCACCATATATATCAAAGAATGCTTTTACTTTTTTCCCTGCATCCATAACCTTTTCATATATATCGTTTCCTTCAAAGTTAATTTTTCCTACAGACTCAAGATCATCTCCAGAAAATAAAGCAAATGCAAGACTGTTTGTACTAGCGTCAATGGCGCAAATCTTATGTGGCTTTATTTCTAGCCCCCACTTATTTTTTACCATCTGTCTTATCCTTAATCTTTTTAATTGCTTTGATCACAGCGTCTGGATTTACAGAGCAAGATGAACACACTGAAAAATCATTGTAGATTGAGAGTGGCATAGAGCAAGACTTGCAAAGTCTTGTCTTTCCTTTTCTTTTTGCTCTTTTTGATTGCATATACCTTGCAGCAATTTTTTCTTTTGTTGCAAGTTCTCTACATTCAACAGAGCAGTATATTTGATACGATACTGATTGAGTAAATTGTTTATCGCAAAAGTTACAATGTCTCACTTAGAATCTCCAAGGGCGCTATTTTTATTACGCCTGGACCTGCAGACTCACATGCTTTTTTAATTGGGCATGACTTGCATATCTTGGAGTTTGATCTATAGTTTTTGTTTGGCAGGGTTTTATCTTCCCATGTCTTTCGAACTAGTCTCATCCAATCAAATGCCTGGTCTACCCACCGACGGTAATGATCGTTTACATCTACAGGTATCAAAAGAAGTTCATGATTATTTTTATTTTCATAAATCATGACACCTGTTGGTTTCTTTAAGATCTTCATATAGATAAGTAGTTGCATCAAGTGACCAGTCTTGGCCTTGCCTGATGCCTTTCTATATTCAAACCCTTCATTCATCATTGTTTTAATTTCACCAATGAGTTCTTCTCCTTGCCAATTAAACATGACATCCCCATACCCAAAGATAGGAGGATCTTCATTTATAATCTTAAACTCTGTTGTTGCTTCATTATTTTCATCACGGAAAACCTTAACAATACCAGCATTTAGCATTGCGTTTTGAATTCTTGCATGTGATAGAGTGCCAGCAGTCATATTTGCTGATGCGTATGCGTCTGCATTATCTTCAAAAATCTGACCATCAAATGCAAGGTACCAGTATCTTGCACACTCTCCATGGCCATAAGCAATGGTTGATGGTGCAAAAGTTTTCTTTGTTGTATGCTTGTCTACACGAGTAATCGTATAGCCTTCTTTAATCTTTGCCTCAAGTCCCGCTATATCCATGCGGTGAATCGGCTTTTCTTCTGGCTTTATCATTACAGTGTGCAGTAAATTCTTCGTCATCGTTTCTCGTTTCTATTAGTATAAGTATAGCAGATTAGCGTGTAATATATTTGAGTGCAGACACTAAATTATTAAGCGACTCTGCTGCCGTATAATAAAGGTTCTTCTTTCCACGATCCGACTTGTCAACATTGGCCATCCATGTAGCCTTAAAAGCCATCTTTGCTGCAATTGCTTGAAGCCTTACAATCTCTACGTGAGCAACATTGATTGGAATATCTGGCTTTATAATTAATTTAGCAATCATTGTTAGTGCCACCGTAAGTTCTTCGTCTTGCATATAGTCTGCTATCTCAGCCAAACCATTGACCATATCTATTGTTGTTCCTTGTTGTTCCATTATTCCTCCACCATATCTTCTAATATACTCATCTCAATTATAGCAAGTCTGACCTTAGAGTTACCCTCGCCTATTACGACTACTATGGCTGGGTCCTTGCCATTCTTCATAGCATCTGTAGTAGCCTTAGCCCAAACCTCTTTATTTAAAGTAAAGGATTTGCCAACCTCTTTAAAGTCTACGACAAAGTTTTTCCAGGAAGCATCTCCCTTTTGGGTATTACGACCAGAGTTCTTGTGCTGCTTAGCACCAATCCTTTTAGACTCACTCTTCTCCGTCATAAAAATCTTTCTTCTTTCTTCTGCCCAGATATACAGTGGTTAGATGCTTATCTTTGCACATCCAAGTTAATGTTTTTGTTTCAGCATAGCATCTCAATGTTGGAACTATTGCTTTGCATGTGTGGCAAACCCACTGACCCTGATAAACAGTATAACTAGCCATTTAGTTTAGCCTTGATTGATTCTTGCAAATCAAGATCCTCCCTTACACGATTAACGAATGCTTCTTTGCCTTGCACCTTTGTTCCGTCAGGAAGGATATACCAGGCACCTGTTCGTTCTACAATGCCGTTTAGTTCTGCGGTAGTAACCAGATCACCAATGGTATCAAGACCAATATTGTCACCTCTAAAATAAAAATCATACTCACCAGACTGGAACCCTGGAGAGGTTTTGGAGAACTGGAGTTCCCACTTAATAGTTCTACCAATTTTTTCTTCAATTAATTTATCTCCTACCTTGATCTTACCCTTAATCGCTTGATTGTCTGACTCTGAAGAAAAGAGTTTAACAATACATGAGGAATAAAACTTAGTAGCCTGACCACCAGAAGGCTGCTGGCTAGTATACATAGCATTAATATTATTACGAGACTGAGAAATAAGAACAAGCAAAGTTGGCTTAACTTTATTGTTTGCATAGTTAAGCATTTTCCATGCGTTACTAAAGTCACGAGATTCTGCTCCAATCTGTTTTGTATTTTCTAATGCCTTCATTTCATCTGTATCTTTTTCAAAATAGATTGCAGGAAGCATTGATGTAATAGAGTCTACCACAATTAGGTCTACGCCAGCGTTCATTAATCCAACACCTACGTCTACCATGTCGCTAATAGTTCTTGCTTGTGAGTAGATTAGTTTTTCTGGATCTACCCCAAGAGTTCTGGCCCAGTCTTCTGAGTATGACATCTCTGAGTCAATCCAGGCACACAACTTTCCTTCTGCCTGTGCTAAAGCAATCATCTGAAGGCACATAGAAGACTTTGCCGAAGACTTTGAACCCCAGATAAGTACCTGTCTACCATAAGGAAGTCCACCACCTAGTGCACGATTTAATCCATAACTAGGGGTTGGCTGGTACTCATAGTTAACACCTACTCCACTGCCTAATCTTTTTCTTAACTTAGGATCAAGTTGTGCTAATGCTTCTTCTATACTAACTGACATGTACATCCTCCAATGTTACTGTTCCGTCTTTAGTCTTTCCAAAATCAAACTTGTATGACTTTCCTTCTTCAATATGCATATACGCCTTTGCAAAAGATGTAGGGAAAACTGTAATAGAATGCAAGTCTCTGCTCGTATCTGCAAGTGTGAGAGATGCCATCTTCTTTCCAGCCTTTGTGATCCTTGGCTTAAACGATACAACAAACATTTCATCATCCTTGTATGGCAACTGCTTGTAACTTAAGAACTTTACAAGAGCATGTGATGATTCTTTTATCTCGTCTGAAGGTATGAAAGAAACAATCCTGTTATCATTACACAAGACAAGATAAGAACGACCCGTCTCAATAGTTGTATTTTCATCGTCAAATATACCGACACTGCCAGTTTTGTCCAAAATTTCAACTCGTGACCATCCTGTTCCTCGTTTAATTGATTTTACCATACCCATAAATATGTATGATCCTTTTTCTTCAAAGTCAACAATATCTTGAATGAAGGCATAGTAGTGAGAAGGTATAGTGATATTAAACTCTGGAAGGTTTAAGTATTCATATAAGTTCTCTTTAATATCCTGATCATTTCTAGGATTATCATTGAATGTTGCAGCACCAATTACTCTTAGTGCTTGTAGGGCACGACTGTTTACTCCGTTACCCTTGGTAAATGTAAACTCTTCAAGTTCTTTGTAAGAACTAAATGGTCGTGCTGCAATATATCTTTCTGCAATCTTGTCAGATATGAACTTGATAGCAGTGAGCCCAAACCGAATACCCTTACCCTCAATTTTAAAATCGATATCCGAATCGTTAATGTGAGGTAACTTAACGCTAATACCCATTCTCTTTGCTTCAATAAGATATTCAGTTCTTGCATCCTTGTCCTTTTCATTCTTTAGCACTGAGTACATAAACTCAAGTGGGTAATAATACTTTAACCATGCTGTCCAATAGGATAGCGTTGAGTATGCTACTGCGTGTGACTTGTTAAATGAGTACCCTGCGTGAGCCTCAAAATCATGCCATAGATCTAAAGCAGCATGAGGAGTAATGAATTTAGATGCTCCCTCTACGAATTTTTCTTTAAACTGATCAAATTCTTTAGCATCCTTTTTCTTTCCAATGATCTTTCTAACTTTATCTGCTTCCGACATGGACATACCGCCAAGGTGTACGCATGCTTGCATAACTTGTTCCTGGTAAAGAATACAGCCATAGGTGTCCTCCGTAAATTGTTTTAGTACTTGATGAGTATAAGAAATGTTTTGACGACCATGTTTACGATCAACATAGTCCTTTCCAATAGTATTCATTGCACCTGGACGAACAAGAGCATTTGATGCTGCAAGTTCATTTAGATTTTTGACACCCATCTTAACAAGAAGGTTTGTGTATGGTGCTGCTTCACACTGGAACACACCCTTAGTATATCCATCTGATAACATCTGATATACATTGGCATCGTCCATCTTAATCTTAAGAAGATCAATCTTTTTGCCATCTCGCTCTTTAATAATATCAATTGTATTCTTAAGAACAGACAAAGTCTTAAGACCAAGTGCATCAATCTTAATTAAGCCAATTCTTTCAGCCTCTTCCATGTCAACACCAACGACTGGAATTCTTTCATCAGATCCAGTAGAAGATCTTGTTTCAAGTGGTGCGTATCTAAAGATTGGTTCTTTTGCAGTTACAACACCAGCAGCATGAATACCAGTTCCACGGATACGGCCACGAAGTTGTTCTCCGTAAACTTCTACTTCTGGATACTTCTCACGAAACTCGTATGTTGATTTTGATGTACAGAAATCATCCCAAGAGTCTACAGTTTTCAAGACCTTGTTTACATCTGACAAAGGAATATTTAGAACTCTTGAGACATCTCTAACAATTCCCTTTCCAGTAAACTGAAGGAAGGTAGCAATGGATGCAACGTGTCGATACTGTCTAACAAGATAGTCTTTTACTTCTTCACGACGAGTATCCTGAATATCTGTATCGATATCTGGAAAGTCGTTACGCTCTGGATTAATAAAACGGAAGAACAAAAGGTTATGTTCAATAGGATCAATGTCTGTAATTTTTAGTGCGTAGCAAACAAGAGAGCCAGCAGATGAACCACGACCTGGCCCAACCATAATTTCTTCTTTCTTAGCCCAGTTGATCATGTTACTTACAACAAGGAAGTATGGAGCAAACTTCTTATCCTTAATAATCTGCAACTCTTCTTCAAGTCTATCAAGGTACTCTTTGTTCTCTGACAAACCACGCTCTGCCAAACCTTCTAGTGCAACCTTTGCAAGTTCCTTATCAGGACTCTTGTACTGTACTGGAAGAAGGTTTAGTCCTTCTTGAATTCCATAGTCTCCTACTGTCTCTGCTAATAGGAGTGTGTTTGAGTATATGTCTGGTCGATCAATACCCTGCGCTTCCATGGCTGATTTAATTTCTTCATATGAAAGCAGGTGGATATCAAACTTATTAAAGGTTATTTGGCGATCTTCACCATAAAGATAGTCAAGGCGTTCCATCATGCTGCCCTTTTTCTTTGACTTTTCATATGTTGCATCTTTTACGAACTTGCCGTGTGTGTTCATAAGTAACTTAAACTCTTGAACCTCTTTTTGTGACGAGTCTACATGGTGGCAGTCTGGTGTTACAACAACCTTAATTCCAAACTCATCTGCAAGTTCAATTAAATATTTATTAATATGTGCTTCGTTGTGAGGCATGACTTCAATATAGTAGTCATCTTCAAAGCGTTCCTTAAACCAAGATATATATTTCTTAGCAAGAGCAAACTCTTCTTCTTCAAGTGCTTTAACTAAAACGCTACTTGGGCAAGCAGAGGTTACGATAATTCCTTCTTTATACTTTTCTAAAATAGTAAAGTCAAAGCGTGGCTTCTTAAAGAAACCATCTGTCCAAGATAGTTCACTAATCTTGTTTAGGTTTTCCAAACCAATTTGATTCTTGGCTAGAAGGATAATGTGGTTGTAGACAAGATCTTGCTGACCTTCTCTTTCAGACTTATCTCGTGTATCAGATATGTCTGCACACATGTATCCCTCTAGTCCAAGAATTGGCTTTATGCCCTTTGCTTTTGCAATACGGTGCAGTTCCCTATGCCCAGATAAAGTACCGTGGTCAGTGATGGCTATTGCAGGCATCCCTAACTCAACTGCACGGTTCACGTATTCTTCTGGAGTAGCAATCC